CATATACATTGCTACCATAAATAGTAACTTCTGGATAGCCGTTTCTTTTATCAGCAAATAGATTAAGAGCTTTACGGGCATCTCTTAAAGATACTTCAATATAATATGGCTCATCAAGTGCTCCGCGAAGTCCTTCAAATTTTAAATCTTCACCAGATTTATCAGCTACATCTTTTGCTTTATCTATAGTTTGTTGATCTGCATCAGCTGAAACTGTTACTGCTTCATTATATTCTTTATCTTTTACTTTTTTGATTGCATCTTCTCGAGACATACCACTCTTCACCATACGAGCAATCATTACATCTGCAAAGTCCTTATCACCATCTTTATCTTGATCTTGCTCCACTACTTTAAATTTTTGTTGCATTTCTTTTAGCAATGATTTCATTTATGTACCTCGTTTAGTTCTTTTATCAAATCAAAATAACGTAAAAGATTTAATACGTGTGATTCTTTAATAATATTAATATTTTCTACATCGCAAAGCATTTCTGATAATCGTTCTACTTTAATTTTAGTAGCTGCATCATCAATTTTTGCAACTTGCGCTTTCAAACCTTTTTTAATTGTAGGAATAACGGTTTGAATATATTCTTTTAATATATCCGAATCATTAACGTTTGTTATATATTTGTTTAATAAACGTTTTTGATTTTCATCTAATCCGGAATATTTGTCATTAAATTTATCAACAAGTAATCTATATGTTAATAATCGTTGATCTTTTGACTGAGATTTGAATGTTTCTAATACTACATCACGTTGCTTTTCTTGTTGAGCACGTTCTGTTATAATATTATTTACAATCTCGCTTTTGCATTCCATTATTTGTTTTGGATTGTCTGCTTCATCATTTTCAAAAATAATGTATGCAGAAGCTAACAGCTTATAATTGTGAACTCTAATTTTTGAAATTTGATCTAATTTAAATTTTTCAGATATTTCTTTTACTAAGTTATAACGTTCTCTTTTTAGTACTGATTTATTTAATTTAGAATGAGCTGCCTTTACGCTACGTATATATTCTAATGCACTTGCTTCAGATTTGAATTGTTCTTTAAGCAATGCATTATATAATTTCATTTCTTTTGCTAATTCCGTATTCTTACCAAAATACTTCTTAATAATATCAATAGTATTTGATTTATCAGAAGTTAATGTTTCAGAGGTTAGTTTACGAACTAACATTTCAAAAAGGATACCGGTATTTTTATACTTCGAATGTTTTAGTTTCTTCATAGTGTTCCTATAGTATCTTTACTATAAATATTATTCATCATTTAAAATATTGTTTTCATCCAACATTGACCCCGAATCTGTATCAGTATGTTCTGTGTTAAATGTTTCTGTTATAATTTTTGGACCTTTAGGTTTAATTTTTTTCAATATATCTGCATGTTCTGTTGCAAATGATGAATTTCTAGATTGTCTTCTATAGAATCTAGGATCAGGCGTAAATGTTGTTGCTTGGCCAGCTGACTTAACATCTTGTTTGATTTGTTTGATGCCTAGCGGATCCCATCCTAACGCATTTTTATGCTGGCCTGACTTAATACCTTCTGGCGGTCTGCCCCCTTTATCTGGTTCTAAAACATCATTAGCACTCATATGAGCTGTTGCTAAATCATGCGGAGTACCATATGATTGACCAGTTACTGTAGGGTCATTTCCTTCTTGTTCTATTTGATTTTGACGGAATGTTAATTTTAAATCTTCAACAATATCATTTCTTTGTTGTAACCATTCTTCTTCTGACATATTGAATATGAATTCATAAATATACTTATGAGAAACTAATTTAGAATCTTTCATTGCCTGGGCTAATTGCATTTTCTCATTCATTAATGCAACTTTTTGTTGATCATAAATAATAGAAGGTGCTGTAAGTTCTAATTCAAAATTAATTAAATCCTTATCTTCATATCCTTGAGAATATAAATGTATGATTGCAATTTTAGTTAATTCAGAAACAACAATTTTTTGTAATCTTTCAATTGTTCTTGCAAAACGAATATCCATAGATGCTAATGTAGATTTTCCTTCTACACCTTCATCAAATCCTAAGAATGGCTTTGGTACTTTTAATGCAGCCATCATTTTATGTTTTACATATTCAATATCATCAATACCTGTAAATTCCATTCCATCTAATGTATCAATTTGAGTAGATGAATTGCCGCCGCGAACTGGAAGATAATAATCTTCTAACATATTATTTAAATTAAACTTTAAGTTATAATTTCCAGTTCTAGGATCAATATGTGGAATTTTTTTCATTTTGTTGATAACTTGTTCCATATAAGTATCAACTTCATTAGGTGGAATATTACCAATATCTATTTTAAAAATACGTTTTTGAGGTGCACGCATAATTCTATGAATAAGCATTGCATCTTCTAATAACATTAATTTTTGAAATTCGTGACGAGCTCCTTCTAACATACTTCTACCGTACGGTAAAAAGTTAGAATCTGAAATATTACGAAAATGTGCTATTTCAAATACATCATATGTAAGTTGTTCTGATACAATATGTCTAAATTTAATATCATATTCACCAGTATTTTCATTGAATTCTTCCCATCGCTCTATTTCATATGAAGAAAATGGGCGAACATTAATAATACCTATTTCATCTGCAATATCTAATTTTAAAAAGAAATCACCATATTTTGCCATATTACGAATCCATGGCCAAAGATTAAATTCAATATTCATTACATCATAAAACAAATTGTAAAGAATTTTTTGAATTCTACTATCTGATGATTTAACAGTAAGAACGTCGCCAAACTGATCAGCTAATGTAGATTCGTCAGCATATATATCTAATGCAGATGATATAATTGGGTCTTTATCCATCATTTCATAGTCAGTGTATAACTGCATACGATTTTGATGCATATAATAATTTGAGTCATACCCGCCCATTCCTCCAACGCGCTGTTTATTAGACCCATGTAATCTTGTATATCTATCAGCAACTTTACTTTGCGTTAAATTACCTGTAGATTGAAGGCGATTTGTATCTACTACTCGTAGTTTATCTTTACCATAGGTTCTAACTATTACGTTAGTAGAAAATAAGTTTTGTAATCTTTTTCTTAATGACGCCATAATATTTATTCTTTATATTAAATAAATATTCCGTTACTTAATAAGCCAGGTCAAATCTTCATTGCCGTAACCATTATCCCAGTCCCAGCCAGTATTTTGTGGTCGATTTGTTCCTGTATATATAACCGAATCTGTTTTTTGGAATTGTGTTAATGCTCGTTTATTGAGTTCAATTCCTTGTTGTCTTAATCTTAAAGACGTATCTCGTAACCAAAGTCCAATAGCAAAACTCATAACAAGGTCATCATTATATCCTCGTTGTGCTTGTGCTTTACCATTTTCCCAAATAAATACAAATAACTCTTGTATAAGTCGTTTTGAATGAATGATAGGAGAGCCTTCCCTCATATACATTTCAAGTGATGATATCATTAATGGTCTTGTTCTTGATGTTGTTGAAACACCAGGCACCATTTGTGATTTGTCTTTCGTGTCATAACCTTTTTTAAGTTGTACATCAATATCTACATATCCATCATCTTTATATGTATAAAATAAATTTTGATAACCTCTATCAATTACTGGTTGTATTGCAGCCCAACCAATATTAGCATTTTCTATTGCAAGCAGTGCATTATTCCATTCTGAAGCAACACTTATTAGCATATTGCCAAAATCTTTTGGAGGAAGTTTTCCTTTATATTCTGCAACCTGTTCTATAGTTTGTACATCTATAACATGAAATGTAGAAAAGTCAGCTCCATCTCCTCTAGCAACGTCAGCTACAACAATATAATCTCGAGAATAATCTGGGTATTTCCATAACCAATATCCGTTATCATAACCTCTTCGTTCTATTGGCTCTGTACATTTCAATTCAAAATTTTGTAGTATTGAACCATCAATTACAGTATGACCAGATGAAATAAAGTCACAATCACATTCTTGTGCTGCGCCTTTTTCTCCTAAAAGTTGTGTTTGTTCATCTCGCCATGCTTGATCTCGTTCTGGGTGTACATCCCATCTAAGTCTAATTGTGTTGAATCCATTATGCCCAGATTCAGCACCCGCCCATGTTTGATGAAACCAATTACCAATACCATTGGGTGTTGAAAGTACTATTGCGCCGCCACCAGTAGATAGAGTTGCTTGCGATGCTACCCAAATTTCTTCAATGTTTCTAATGAAAGCAGCTTCATCTACAATTAATAATGATAATGCTTCTGATCGAGCACCGGTTGATGCTGAAGAAATTGCCTTTATTTGTGAGCCATTTTTAAATTTTAATGACAACTTATTATTTGCTGTCATATTACCTTTTAACCATGAAGGCAAATTGTCGTGCATTACTTGCACTTTCGTAACAAGGTTCTTTGCTACTTCTTGTGTTGTTGCAATAACAAGTACGTTGAAATCTTCATTGAACAACATTGCCCATAGAGCATATCCTGCAGATAGTGTTGATATACCTAACTGTCGGGACTTCAATATAATGTTATATCTACTATCACGTAAATCCGTTAAGGATTGTTCCTGGAATGGATAAAGATTAAATTTTATTTTTCCTTTAACGGGATGTTGAATATAACAATAATTACGCATAAAAAAGACGGGATCTAAAGCACATTTTTGGTACTGTTCCGCGATTATTTGTTTTATGTCTTTTTGTGCTGCCATAAATTATTTACCAATCTTCCACATCAATCTTAGAGAGCCAACCGGCTGAAGATTTTGATTGATGCCTAACCCAACCCCAAAAACACGCTTACGTTTACTTCTCCAAAGTAACTCACCACCAATGTAACTGAATTGTTGTTGGTTTCCTGCTAACCCAAACCCATAATAAAATTCATTCTTAGAAATGAGCGAATCTCGTTGTATGATTGTAGTCGGAATATAAATGTTTGGATTGATTTCTCTGAATATGATTGAGTTTTGTGATATAGTATCATTGATTATGATATTACCTAATGAATCTAAATCTAATGTATCCGTATAAAAATACTTTGCGTAATAATCTTTTAATACTGAAAGTGTATCAATATCCTTTAAGGTTGTAT